GTCCACCAGAAACAAATCGACTTCCGCTACCACCTGCTGTTTTGTACAGGTAGTATTGAGAGTCTCCACCATTCCAATCTTCTTGATTAACAGAATCAATCCACTTTTCAACATCATCAACTGTGTCAAGAAGTTTAATAATTACATCAGCGTAAGTGTACTGAAACAGTTCACTAAACGCTCCAAACGAACTTTGGGCTGACTTTGGAAGTGCCATTTTATTCTCCTATTAATTTGCTCGCTTTTGGCGTTGCAATAAATCTTCGAGAAGATCTCCAGCTTCCTTCGCATTTTCAGGAGCTTTGGGGAGTTCTTCAAAACCAGCAGAAGCAAACATATCTGGGACCATAGCTTTTCTCTCAGCCTGCTCCCGACGCTTCTTGTTTTCTTCTGCAATCTTTGATTCCATCTTGTTAAACTTGCCGACCCTGTCTTTAGCAATCTGTAAAGCAATCTCTTTAACATCGCCTACAGGCTGGTTAACAGCTTGTCGTCGTTTAACTTCATCAGCAGCATCAAGCATAATCAATCGCTCAAAGTCCATAATCTTAGCTGACTCTGGATGTTTTTCTTTAAACGCAGTTAACGCACGATCTACCTCT